CGCCGCTGACTTTTGCGTTAGAAGGCTCGCGCTCGATCACGGTAGGCATTGCCAGCCAGCCGATGTCCGGGTCAGCGTCGAACACATCGCGCTCATGGCTTCCGGCTGCGAGCAGGCCCGGTGCATCCAGGCAATATCCAGCCTCTATCCAGGTGCGCCGCGCCTCGTCGGCGTTCCCCGTCCGGTGGTAGTGCTCCATCAGCAGCTTGACGCTCAATCCCGTGTTCTCGCCGGTCCTCGTCCCCACGCCTTCTAACCCTCCGTTGCAGCACACGCCGCGCAAGCGACCTGCGCCTTATCTAGTCGCCATGCTCTAACCAGCACGCCGAACGGTGACAGAGATCTGCAGATCCGGCGGCGGTGCTTTGTCCAGCCGCTGCCGGGCAGCGTCCATCATGGTGCGCAGGGCTTTCAGTTCCTTGCGCACTTGTCCGGTGTACGTGTCTCGCCATTCCGGGCTGTTCAGGTATCTGTCCATTTCTGAAACCGCTTCGTGCAATACGTCGGAAATCATTTTTTTCTCCTATTGTTGATCCGGGCATAACCCGGCAGTCGAGATAAACTGCGCGAAAACCAACGCCAGCCGCATCATTTCCTATCCGTCGCCTCCGCCCTCGCCAACGCCTCGGCGAATCGTTGCTCCCACTTCGCCGCAGCCACCTTTCCGGCGGTGAGATCCATGAAAATCCGCCGGCGGTACGTCGCGCGAGGAATCGCCACCAGCAACAGCTTGAGATTGCCGCGCGCGTCGCTGGCCCAGCAGCCGCGACGCGGGCGACCTTTCCCGCCATTGCTCCAGAAAATCCGGCCAGCCTTTGCCGCGTTGCGCTTGCTGCGCTTGCTCGACGTCTGATTCTGGTACGGATCCAAAAACAGCAGCAGCGCGGCCATGATCTGCTGTATCTGGCCGCTGCTGATGTTCCCGTACTGATCCAGCCGCGCATCCGGCCCTGGCGCGATGAATTCGCCTTCATTCAGGTATCCCATGCGCCGCAGCGCCAGTTCCGATCGCTTGGCGACCCGCTGCCCACCGGCGAACTGATGCCCGAGGATTTCCGCCATGCCGCCGTTGAACGCCTTGCCGAGCGGCTCGTCCTTCACCTTCACCACCGCGAAGGGCCTCGCCTTGGTCGCCGCCTCGGTGCGCAGCGAGTTGAGCGTGACCGGCTTCGGCCGGTCGAACTGCGTCGCCATGTCCTGCCGCACCGCGTCCTTGACATCGCGCGCCAGCAGGTTGCAGGCCAGCGCCGTCGCGAAGGGAATCTGCCGCTCCATCCCGGCCAGCGCATCGAGCGCCAACCCAAGGCCGCGCACTTCCACCTTGATCATTTCGCGCCCTTCCTCGGCCCGGCGCAGAAATTACCCGCCGGCCGCAGCAGATCGCCCCCTCGCGGCGCGCGCGCGATGTTGAGACACGGCGCCATCGGGCTGTGATGAATCTGGCACCAGTGCAGGGTCCGCGACGGCAGCCGCGCCAGGTGATAATGCGTGCAACCAGCCGCTCGGCACGGGTGCTGCGCTTCCGGGCTTTGTTTCATGGCTTTGTTTCCTCTTTGTTGGCTTTGTTTTGCACGGCTTGTTCTACGCTTCAGAATTCGTCAGCATTTGCCATGCTGCTGCAGCCACTGCAGGCACTTGTCCGTTCCCAATGGCTTTAAGTCGGTAAACCCGAGCGGCCACCCCATCAGCCACTCGACCCACGTCGGGTTCAGTGAGCCACCAGCTTGCGTCGCCAGTCCGTCGCCACTCTTTGCACTCGCCACAGAGCTGTTGTAGTTCCCAAACACCGTCGGCGTTGCCCAATAGCTTCTCGCCGGTCGTCCGCCACTGCGCATGTGGTTGGCCTTCGTGTTGGTCGCCAGTGGCGTCGGGTACATCTGCTGCGCAACAGCCAATCCAAGTTTGTTTGGCTTCTTCCTGCCGTCCCCGCTGCATTGAAAACCCAGGTCGCTTGTAGCTGGCATTGCGTTCGGCGTGGGCCACAATCCAGATTCTTTCTCGCCGATGCGGCGCTCCAACGTCGCAAGCTCCGATAACACCCCATCGCGCATCAAACCCCATCTCGGCAAGGTCAGCGAGCACTCTGGCAAGTCCTCGGCCAACAAGCAGCGGTGAGTTTTCCACGCAGACGTATTGCGGTCGTACCTCACCGATAATTCGCGCCATCTGCCCCCATAGGCCTGATCGTTCTCCGTCGATTCCTGCGCCTTTTCCGGCGGCTGAAATGTCCTGGCACGGAAATCCGCCCGATACCACTTGAGCAATGCCTTGCCATGGCCGTCCGTCAAAGGTGCAAACGTCATCCCAAATCGGGAAAGGCGGGAGAAAGCCGTCATTCTGTCGGGCGACAAGTACGCTTGCGGCGTATGGCTCGCACTCGACGGCGCAGACGGTTCGCCACCCGAGCAGCTTGCCGCCGAGTATTCCGCCACCAGCGCCCGCGAAAAGAGCCAGCTCATTCAATCCTTGCCCCTGCACGATGATGGCCCGCCAACAGCCAGCAACCGATCCGCCGAGAAACTGGCCCCGGCATCCGCCGGGCGCGCGCCGAACTCCATGCCGCCTTCGCTGGCCCAGAAATCCGTGCCGCCCGCTTTCGCGTTGCGCAGCGCGGCGTCGACGTCGGGCCCCCAGCCGACCGCCCGC